TGCCGAAGCCGGTGGCGGTGAGCACCAGGTCGAGCGAGTGGATGACCTGAAGGAAGGCGTCGAGGCAGACGAAGCGCTGAGCGAGCGCACTCAGGTCGCCCTCGATGAGGTCGGCAAGGCCGGGCGACACAATCTCCTCGACAAGGCGACGCTCGGAGATGCAGAACGAGGCCGTCAGACGCTCGAAGACTGACGTGTTGCGCTCGGGCATCCGAGCGGCAGGGACGTGGGTCTCGAAGATTTCTTTGGTGATGAGCATATTTTTTCTTTTAGGAGTTTAGGAGTGTAGGAGTGTAGGAGTGTAGACGTATGTTGGGAGATTGGGAGTTTGGGAGTTTGGGAGTTTGGACGTATGCCTTTTCTTAGGAGTGTGGGAGTGCAGGAGTGTAGACAAAACTCTTTTTGTTTGAGATTTTGTGACTGATTTTGTGATTATTTTGTGTCCGAAGACTCTCATTCTTCATTCTTCACTCTTCATTCTTCACTTACCAGGGCTATTGTCCCTTTAAGCCCTAACACTCCCCTTTAAGCCCTTTAAGCCCTTAAAGCGCCCCCTATAGGAACACCGGATGGCCATTGAGCTCGAAGATCAGCACATCGCGGACCTTTCGTTTCTGTCCGCTCCGGGGATTGACCAGCGTGTGGGTCCCGCCCATGAACCACGACGAGAGCACTTGCCAGCCGACATATCGGCGAATCTCGCCCTCGGCAGTGAGGGTAACGAGCGACACGAGCTCGTGGGACTGGATGCACTCTTCGAGGAACAGCTGGGCATCCTTCAGGGCGACGGGGGTGTGGTTGGTGGGCATGGTCAGGAGGCTTGCTGAGGTTCTGCAGGTTGAGAGGTCGACGCCTGCTTGGCGTCGGTGTTCTGGTCGAGCGTCGTGAGGAGGATGAGCGGCACGTCGGCATAGACCTTCGTATCCCACTGGTTGAAGCAAAGGATCGTATTGTGGACCGGCATCATCATGTCGTGGGGCAACGTCTCCAGCACTTGCTTCATGGTGAAGAGCTCTCGCTTGTCCGAGCCGGAGTTGTTCATCTGGCTCTTGCCCGGCGTCGCGCCTGCGAGATTGGGGTGCACGTTGTCGGAGTAGGCCAGCACGTTCGACACCTCGGCCACGTCGTCGTTGTATTCGTTGCCCGCCTTGGAGGTGTCGATGACGGTGATCTTCACGTTGTGGCGCTCCTGACCGTCGATGAGCGTTTCGAATTCCGACCAGAAGAGCTTGTCGGAATTGCGCGAGCCGCCGAGGTAGTCGCGAATCTGTGAGACGAACTCCCTCTTCATGGCCACATACTCCTCGGAGCCGACGGTGATGCCCTTGGCACGGGCGCGCGTCTCCCAGAACTGGGTGTTGATCTCGACGTGGTAGCGGATGTTCTGGCCGTTCTTCAGCTTGGCGCGTTTGGCGGTGGTGAGGAGGGAATAGATCTCGCTCCAGCCATCGCGGAGGGTGGCCGTCCAATAGGGCACGGGATAGTATTGCGCGCCCACGGTGGGCATCTTGCAGACGATGGCGAACTTGGTGTGGTTGCGCGGGGCGGCATGGAACACGCCGAGCGGGTCGGGTTCGACGCCAGTGCGCGCAAGCAGGTCGCCCAGGGGGTCGTATTCGTCGAGCAGGGGGATGACCTCGACGTTCTTCGGGTTGTTGTTGTCCTTCCAGTCGGCGAAGAGGATGTGGGGGATGCGCCCCTTGTCGTCGGCCTGCTCGAAGCGAACATTGCAGGCATCCTTGTGGACGACGCGGACAATGCGCCGACGCGCGCGGTCGAGGATGACCACACAGACGGAGAAGAAGAAATACTTCATGTCGGTGGCCTGCTCGGCGAAGAAGCGCTTCATGTTGTTGCGAACGAAGAAGCGGCGCACGTCGGCATCGGCTGACGGCAACGGCTGCTTCTCGCCACGCGTGGCAAGGTCAAGATATTCGAGGCCACGGCCATAGCACGTGAGGATGTTGAAAAACTTGTCCTGGCTGAGAACGGAATTGCGCTCAACCATCTCTTTCAGGCGGTAAGGCAGTTGGTTGTCGGCGCCCCAGGCGATGACGTTGTAGTTGGTGGAACCGGCACGAACGACAATGACGTCGTCTTTCTCCGGGGCGTTGTATTCCGCGAAGGAGGTGGGCGCCTCGTTGTAGACGAAGGGGCGTTCGACGTCGAAGATGTCGGGGATGTCTGTGACTTGTATCATGGACTAATTGAAGGTGAAATCGAAGGTGTAATCGAAGATGCGGCCAGCATGAGAGGGCTGGAGCACGTTGTGAATGCGCTGGGCGTAGACGTAGGAGAACGAGAACGAGGGGATGTTGTCGTCGTCGTTGGTGATCTCGGATTTCGATTCGGTGATAACGATGGACTTGCCGGGAGCGCCGGAGTACCAGTGGCGCACCTCGTCGGAGCGGAAGAGCTCGTCGGCCCACTCGGCCATGGTGGACCGAAGGGCGCCCGTGTTGGCAGAGAAGACACGATCCTCGACAACCTTGTAGTTGGTGAGCTGGCCGAGGATGCGAGCCTGTGAGCGGTTGAAGCGCGACTCTTTCTTGTGGGTGCCGACGCAATGGATGAGCTCTTCGCACCCGAAGGAATTGACGAAGAGGAGCGAGGGCGCGGGCGGCAGCTGCTCGGTGACGACCACGAACTTAGCCACTCGTTGGCCGGCAGTGACAGAGTAAGATAGCAGGGTGGCACCCTCGGGCATGGTGAGCAACGAGGCGACATGGGCTGGAGAGACGCGGAAGCGGCTGACAACATTGGTGGCCTCGGCAGGGAGCGACGCCGTGAGCGACGCGATGGCGCCCGTGGGGAGCAAGACGCTGGCCGCGATGGAGGCCGACGAGGCACCGCGGGCATAGAGGTACTCGTCGCGGAGCAAGGAGGTCTCCTTTTCGCCGTTGAGCGTCGTCAGGAAGTGCGTCGTGACGAAGGTGGAGGCATCCATGCCGACGTCGGCCTTGGCATAGAAGACCGTGACGGGAGAGATGGTGGCCGCCTGACCATCGTCGAAGGTGCAAGTGAGCGTGAACTCCTGGTATTGCCGGGCGTAGGGCTCCAGCAGGGCATCGAGCTCGCAAAGCGTGATGCGCGAGTCGATGGCGTAGAGGGTCTCGCTGATGACGACGACCTCCTCGCTGCTGCCCACAGCCTGAACGGCGAGCCGCATCGCCCCACGCTCCTCGGAGGTGGCGAAGACAATGTCCCCTATCGACGAGGAGAAGCAGAAGCTGTCCGGCTGTTGAAGTATGGTTGCCATGTGTCGAATTGTTAGTTACGCGGCAAAGATACCCCATTCGCCCCACGCCCGAAAATACGGGGGGAAATGGAGCGCCGCATGGTATGCGGCGACACGGAACGGGGAAGAAGGGGAGATAGAGGGGAGATGGAGGGAAGAGAGAAAGGGGGAGGAAGGAAGATGAAAGGGAAAGCCCCCAGGGGGAGAGAGGAAGAGGTGGGCGTGACTTACGCCCGAGGCCGCACCCGCGAAGGATCGCCGCCCGTGTCACGCCCACCACCGATTAAGAGAGGTCGTACCAGACGAGGGAATCGTCTTTGCGGACGAGCTGCCATCCGGCAGAGAGGAGGAACTCAGTGACCTCGTCGGGGGTGAAGGAGGCGATGTCGCTGAGGTTGTCGCAGACGTCCTGGGAGGAGAATCGGCCTGAGTCCTTGCGGGAGTCGAAGTAGGCCTGTAGGATGGCGGTCTTCTGCTCGGGAGTCATAGCTCACCTCCTTCCTTGGCTTGTACGATGGCGTCGTGGATGTGGGCGAGGGCGCCCTTGATGTTGCGAAGGCAGCGCAGGCGGTCGAGGCACTGGAGTGCTGAATTGTCGTCGCCCTTGGCAATGACGAAGTCCTGCATGTCTTCGAGTGACTCGATGTGGAATTCAAGCATCTCCTCGTCGAGGATGGGGGCGAGCGCATCGAGGAGGGGTGCTGTGAGCTGGATGGCCGTCATAGTGCACCTCCTATTCCGATGAGGGCGAGAAGGAACAGGGCGGCTGCATGAGCGCGGAGAACCTCGCCGTAGGTGAAAGACTCGCCAAAGGCGTTGCACTCGGTCGATGACCATTGCTTGTAGTTCTTTACAGTTCTTTCAATCCTGGAAAGAACTGAGGGGCGAAGGCCCTGGAGTTGGATTGACTGTTGCATATTGCTACATCTTGTTACCTTGTCAGCGTTCTGCACTGACGCAGAGACAGAGAAACGGCTGCACTTCCCGTTGGTAACAAGATGTAGTCTTCTCCGAAGGAGTAGTTGAATCTTACGAGAAGGCAGCCGTTATGGGGTTGCACTATTTGGGCATGAAAAAAGCCCTGCCTTATGAGCCGAGCGTCTGACGCGCACTCCGACGGATAGAAGGAACTATCATCTTGTTACCGTCGGCAAAGATAAATAATAATTCCGAAACTCACAAGGAATTTCGGAATTATTTTTGAGGTTAGTACATGTCATCGCCATTTTTGCCAGGCTTCCATGGCTCCTTGTCGTTGTCGTCCTTCAGGTAGAGTCCTTCGGTGATCTGCAGGGGGTCGGTGATTTTCTTTTCCAGCAGGAATACCAGGGGAGGAATGTAGCTGACTCCGCGGGTGTAACTATCGCGGAAAGAATCGACGACTCGCCAGCCACGCTCGGCCATGTAGTTGAGCAGGGCGACGTGGGAGTTGAACTTTCGTTTCTTTCCGGTTTCTTCATCGTAGATGGCCATGAAGGACTTGTTAATGGGCTGCAGGCCGAAGTCGAGCTGCGCCTTGAAACGAGAGTTGCCCAGATTGTTGTAGGCATAGATTGTGCAATAGACGATGCGCTCTTGTGCCATTGCTTGACCGTAGATGGCCAAGAGGCAGAGGGATAGGATGAGTTTTCTCATATCATATTGTTTTTGGTTAGGATTTCGAGTAGTTCCTGCTCGCGGATGACGCGGATGTCGTGGCCAGCTGCTTGGAGGGCCTCGACCTTCTGCATCTTAGACGGTCCGCAGCCCCGGCCTACGATGACGATATCGGTGCGAGCGGAGATGGATGTGTTGATGTCGGCCCCGAACTGTCGGAGCAGCGCTGCGAGCGTCTCGCGCTGGGGGTAGGCATCGAGCACGCCGGTGATGACAACACGCTTGGCGTAGAACGGCGTCTCCTTGTTGGCGACCTCATCTTCGCCGAGCGGTCGGAGCGTCTCTTTCGCGACTTTTCGCTGTTCCAGGGAGTGGCGCGAAGGTGGCTTGGAATAGTGGTGCTCGACGGTGGGGATGCCGAAGATGTTGAGCAGCACTTTCGCTGTGGCCGTGGCATCGTCGAGCGGGTCGTGGTGATTCGTGAGTGGGATTCCGTACTTGGCGCAAGCATCCTCCAGACTGGCGCTGGTGAGGGTGGCCGTGTCGACAGCTGCAATCGGTCGGGGGTGAAGGCCGTAGTAGTCGGACGTTCGCTGGAGCACGTCGAGGTCGAAGTCAGCGTTGTGACACACGAGCTTCTGGCCGTCGATGAGGTGGGCGATGGATGGGTAGAGTTGTGCCCATGTCGGAGCCTTGGCGGCTTGCTCAGGAGAGATGCCGTGAACGAAGGTGTTGGTTTTCTCCCGGTCGTCGGGCACAGGTCGGATGAGGGAGTAGAACTTCTGGATGATCACGCCATCCTCGCATCGCACCAGGCCTATTGCGCATGCGCTAGTGCGACAGGCGGTCATTGTCTCGAAGTCGAGAGCAGTAAAATTGAATGGTTCCATAGGTTTTAGATGTTTATGATTTAAATTAGTCGTGGCAAAGATATAAAAAATCCCCGACACTCACGTGCAGGGGATTCAAAAAAAATAATGCTAATTTAAACCATAATGTATATGAGTGAGGCAAAGTTACGCCATTCTTCTCGCAGAACATTCAACAGGCGTGTTTTTGTTATTTTTTCGCGCCACATAACTGGCGAGTCTCTCGTAATTACAAAGCGCATGGGAGCACGCACCGCGGATGCGAGTTTGTCGGTTGTTTCTCGCGAAATGTTAAAACCTTTAACATATACCGCCCCCGTGGGTAGGGTGTAATTTCATCTCGGGCGCAG